TGAGTCCACATATAAATATTATCACCAAAAATATGACAAGAATGTACCAAATGAGTCCACAAACCCAAACAAATTTTCAAATGTCGCTTACCTTCGGGACTTTTAACGTCAACAAATTTAGATAACCAAGGAACAAAGATCTTCCAAAAAATAGCCCACAAAATTTGTGCAACAAGTGAGCCGTCAAAATTACCAAAATCACCAGCAATAACTTTATTGCCCTTCTTCTTGAGACGTTTAGCAATTCTTTCCCAATCAACTGAATATGGATTCGTTCCAACACCAATTTCGTTATCTATACGATTATGCATCAACCAAGCAGAAAAAGGAAGAAAATACTTACGAAAAGCAACAACAAAATGTTGAGGACCAGCAGAAAACACACGAGTTTTGCCAACAGCAACTTTAGCTATATCACGCTTCTCATCTTTCAAAGTATCTATAAAATAAACATCGGAAATTTTGCCATTTGCACAATCTTCAATCAATTTATCAACATCTTTACGCAACTGCAGAGAGTCTCCAGATGAAAAATCAAATTCAGTACCAAAACCCATCCATTTGGTTTTACCAACGCTACCCTTATTTAAGGTATTGTACGGAAAACCAGGAGATGTGGTTCGATTAATAGCTTTCATAAAATCATCATCTAGAGTACCACGAATTGCTTCTTCATAAGATAAAATACGTTGATATTTTGTACGATCAATACAATCATTCCATTGGGACAAAACAATCTGTGAAACGTCCTCAACTGCTGAAGCGACAACACCATCATCCAAAACCGCAGTATGAACACCACACTTCTTCAAACCATTCATCAAGGGATCAACCAATTGACCACCAATCTTTGTAGGTTTCAACAAGGCAGGTTTCATGATAGGTTTAGACAATTTACCATAAATTCGAGAAGGCAACAAAGCAGTTTTTGTGGCTTGACCAACTTTAATATTACTCTTTCCAAGTGGAACGAAAACTCCATCGGGAACTTGTGGTTCCGCAATAGGATCAACATTCTTACCAACTTCATAATAAAATTGGGCACTAACTCCCTCTAATTTATTATCAAAATAATCAAAACCATCTTGAAGACTTTGTTGAGT